TCTATTTAAGAAAATTAAACGTGCTTTATTTTCGCATTTCTGAATTTCAAAAACATATAGAGGAGTCATAGGAGCATCTGTTACGTCTGTTAAGACATAACGGTAACTATGTACAGATGAGTCAATAATAGGCTGGACTCCGCTAATTAAATCGCTTGCTTGAATTAAATTCAAACTAGCAGGGTTAATAGGCATGTTAATTAAATCACCACCTGAATTAACAGAAATCTTAAACGCATTAATTATTGTGTCGTTAGCATCATAAGTAACTAAAAACAGTTGAGTTATAGCACCTGCATAGTTGAAGACTCCAATGCTTCCAAAATCATTAATCGTCGTACGCTGGGTTATTGGAGCGTTCGATAAGACACGCCCTACTGCTAACGACCCTAAGTAACTACCACTAGAATAAGTTAATAACTCGTCACGAGTTAAGCTACCATTAATAGCATATCTAACGGAGTCAATAGTTAGATTAGGAAACTGAGTTATAACCCCAGTTACTTCGTACTGCTCGCCAAATTTAACTTGATAATTCAAAAGGCTTTCGTTAGCATCTACAGAGCCTAAAACGTTGTTAACACTTAATAAGTAATAACTAATGCTCTGCTCTATAACCCTATGAATGTCAACCATCATATAGTTGTCAGGACGTGGCGGAATAATAAGCCTTATAGTCTTATTAACTGCTCCATTTATATACACGTCCACCAAGTAACTAAATGCTATGTTGCCTACGTTAGTGCTTGACGCTGTGTACACCATATTGTTATATATAGGAGCGTAATCCTTTGGGGTGCTAATTATCGTTATTGCCATTATCTCGTTTTACCTAAAATCCCTTGCGCCGTTGCCTGAACAAGTACGCTAACATCTTCTTTAGTTGCCTTGCTTAAATCTCTCTGTAATTCCTTTAATCTCTGAGGAGTCACTACCTTGTCGTAGAAGTGACTGCCCTCTGTCCCTTTGTCTCTTATTGACTTAGCGACAGCAAAAGGGTTTAATCTTCTTTTTTTTGCCCATAATTTAAAACCGCTAGTTATTGGGGGCTGTTTAATTCCAAACTTATAAGGACTGTTAGGACTTCTTGAACTTTTTTTATAACCCTTAACTCCTTTATTAACGTAATCGTAATAGTTAGCTAGCGATAACTTAAACGAGAATAAACTCCCGAATATCTCTGTGCTGAAATCTATCGATTGGTATAACCCACCGCTGTCGATTTGATTCATTCCGTGCTTTCCGCTCTTAGATAACTCTTTCTGAAGTCCTGCCTGCATCTCATTACCGAAGTCGTGAAGGACTTTCTCTAATGCTGACATTTCCTCAACACCTTCAAAATCATTATCGTTGTAACCTAACATTTATTTATTTATCAAATTATGGTAATCTTGTTTATCTTTTGTGAACGCAATCCTATTTAAAAATTCTATTACGTTTAGTTCGAGGTAGTACTTCCACTTTGTTCCATCTCCTCCAGCCAAGTTGTCAACAGTTGCGACCCATCCCCATTGTTGATAAAATCCTGAATCACTTCGTTCTCTATCTTCTCCATCTTCTTCAATTCTTTGCTCAAATAATCCTGAATACCTACCGTTAAGTTCTTCGAGACTTCGCAAAAAAAAACACCAATTGAATAAACATCTGCTATGCTTAGCTCTTTAGCAAATAGTTCTGCTGTCTTAGAGTAATAACTAGGCTCAATGTCCTTTATATCTGTTCCAACTGGTAGACTTAACGAAGCTAGAATTTCGTGGAGCACTTCAAACGGCTCATTCTTACCCACGTTAGTAACTATTGAAGCATATTGTCCCCCAGTTAATTCTGTAGCATTTAAAGTTATCTTATAATCTACCCCTTTCACCGTAAAAGTGTCTATAAGCTCCCTGTTTAAGTCTTCTGTCTCCACCCATTTAAGAGCTTTCTCTATTTTTGAAATCTCCGTTAACTTAATGTTAGCGACTTCGTCGAATGGAATACCTGTTAATATAGATAGTCGTTGCATTATCTTGTCAAACTGTCCTAACGAAATGTTGAACGTCTTCATATAATTAGCGTACTTCTCTAAGCTTATATCTTTCCAGCCACTGGGCAAATCTTTAATCTTCATCTTATATATATAGTTATTACTTTATTTAATTGCTAATGAAACAACCCCCACTAAATTAATAAATAGGGGCTACCTTGTCGGGTAAATTATCTTAGTTGTAGATGTATATGCTGTCTTGTCTGCTCTCATACAATTTATCTAACTTCTTACGATAGCTAACAGCGTTTTCATAGTCTCTTACTAATTGCTTATGTTCTTCTGTCTCGCAACCGTATAATGTTGCTAACATTGATAATGTAATTATAATCTTCATAATTCAAATATAGCGTTTATTTTCTTAAATAAAAGACATAGAGTAATTACCCGAGTGCTTTAACGTTCTTAATGCTTCGTAACTAATTGCTCTACTCATTACATAGTCGTCGTGAAATCCAGTAGGTGCCGAGTATTTTATATTTCTTGTCTTCTGATTATATTCGTATGTGAAAATTTCTAATTCTTGTATCTGAAAATCAAGCCCGATAATCCCTATCTCTTTATTTTCAAACGCTACAATTAAACTCTCAATAATTGGCTGCTTACTCTTAGACGTTGTAACGAATGGCTTTATCTTGTCACTATCAAACGTTACCCTATCTTTTATCTGATCCATTATTGCGTCTTGTGTTCCGTTAGCTTCTATTAACGTGTCGGGGCTATATTCATTCAATAAATTACATACGTTGTCTATTATTTTAGTCCATTCTAAGTGTCTCCATCTATCGCAAGCTACTTCGTTGTTAAACTCGTCTATAATAGTTACAACCGTGTAATCATTTGAACGACCTAAATCTACACCAGCATAAAATTTAGTTCCTGTATGCTTCTTAACAGATTCTTTAATATTTCTAAATACACTACTTGCGTCGTCTATAAATTCGGCAAGATATTCCTGCCTAAATATATGGTCGGGTAGCGTTCTCTTAGCATCTTCTATCTCTTTTATGTCGATAAATGGATTATCGTAAGACGTTCCTCGGAACGCTTTATATTGGTTATCAATGTTAGCTTGATTAATTAATTCGTGAAATAGATTATTCCCTTTCGGCGTAGACAATAATAACACTTTCTTGCCTGTTACTAATAACGTTGCTTTAATCACTTCTGTCCACGCTTCACGCTTCCAGAAAGCCACCTCATCACCTACTAATGCGTGAAATGTTTCCCCTCTAATAGTGTCATAAGCTTCGGCACTATAGAAAATAATTTCGCTACCATTATCGAAGTAAATTATTAAATCCGATTGATTAGGCTTCTTGGAGTAATAAGGGCACTCACCTAATGCGTGGGTTAGCTGCCTAAAGACTTTCTTACATTGCTTATAAGTTGGGCTAATCCAAGCTACTTTCCATCCGTTATTCTCTACAGCCCACTTAACAAGTTGATTAATCCCCATCATTGTCTTACCAAATTGCCTACCTATAGAGACAATAAAGTACTTCCCATCTCCTTCAATAGCTAGATGAATCTCTAACTGCTTAGCGTGTGGCTTGTATAGTGTTAGCTTCCCCATTCGGTCTTATACGTTGTGTCTTTAGTCTCTACTTTCTCGGGCTCATTCAACCCCATCATCTTGCTAATAGAGTCTAAGCTACCACGATAATCAGAGCCCTTAACCATTTCTTTAAGAAGGTAAAACCTTTGCACCTCTTCCTTATTCTTCCTTTTTTTTTGCCCAAGTGTCCAAATTTCTTCCCACGCTTCAATCATTTTTAAATGGTAATCAATTACCCTTTGCTTGGTCATTAAATTTTTATCAGCTAATTCTTTTTTTATTTCCTCAATTCTTATACTGATATTAGATTGACTAGCCAATTGAGAGGATTTAACACAAATAGTATTAAAATTAGTAGTAGTGACATTATGCGATTGTCTATAAGCTTCTGATTGATTGCCTAGTTCAACGACTAACTGCGCAAATTTTTCTTGTTTATCTGTTAATTTTCTCATAAAAGTATAATTTGTTACCTATCTTCTTAACTCCACTAACCTCGATTGAGTAGAATGTTGTAATTTCTTCGCTATGGAACTCGGCACTAACG